CGTTAACGCCACTTTTAAGGAAGTGGTTACAAGAAAAACAAAAAGCTCGCCCAGAGCATTACATTGACGAATATATAGTCATTTGGCGAGATGAATTCATAGAAGATAACTGGGCAGAACTTTACGAGCATACCGTAACACTGTGCCATAATCATCATGTACAACTTCATGGTATATACGGGCGAAACCCTTCTTTAGCAACTGCAGACAAGCAGAAAAATTGGGTAGAGATACAGAGAATTAAACATGGCATGGTATAACTTTGGATTTGGAAAAAAGGATACAGAAGAAAAACTGAATCCAATACAGCCATACTACGAAAAAACTACCGAGCCAAGCAAGGAGTATACGTATAGTTACGAAAGAGCCTACGAAGATTTAGAAATTGTAAATCGTGGAGTAAATATTCTTGTAGATGATTGTGCTGAAATTGATGCAGTTGTTCATGAGCAAATGCCCATACAAGGAGTTATAAAAGGAATAAAAGGCTCTCGTATAGCAAAGCTACTTAACCAAGAGCCAAACCCTTTTCAAGATATTTCCTCTTTTCGACGAAATCTTTTTACTGATTACATTCTAGACGGCAATATATTTATTTATTATGATGGTGTACATTTATACCATTTGCCTGCTAGTAAGATGACAATTCATGCAAGTAAAAAGACTTTCATAGACCATTACAGCTTTGACGGTAATGAGCAAAAATTTTCTCCAAGTGAGATTATTCACGTAAAAGAAAATTCTTTTTATTCTATTTATCGAGGCGTATCAAGATTAAAGCCCGCACTTAGAACAATGCGTCTCATGAGAAGTATGCGGGATTTTCAAGATAACTTTTTTAGAAACGGCGCAGTCCCGGGACTTGTAATTAAATCTCCAAATACTCTTTCTGAGAAAAATAAAGAAAGAATGATACAATCTTGGACAGCACGATACCGTCCAGACGCAGGTGGCAAGCGTCCTTTAGTGCTAGATGGTGGTATTGAAGTAGACGAGCTTTCTAAAATTAATTTTAGAGAATTAGACTTTCAACAAGCTATTTCCGAAAATGAAAAGATTATATTAAAAGCATTAGGAGTTCCTCCGCTACTTATGGACTCTGGTAATAATGCAAACATTCGCCCAAATATGCGAATGTACTATTTAGAAACAATTCTTCCTATTGTCAAGAAAACAAATAAAGCTTATTCTCGATTTTTTGGATTTGATATTGGAGAAGATATTACAGATATTCCTGCTCTACAGCCTGAGCTGAGAGACCAAGCAACTTTTTACACTTCCCTTGTAAATGCAGGAATTATAACACCTAACGAAGCTAGAGTTGCTATGAATTTTGATGAACTGCCTGATGCAGATGAAATTCGCGTACCTCAAAATATAGCTGGCAGCGCAGTAGATCCATCACAAGGTGGTCGACCTACTGAAAATGGAGATGATGACTAATGGCTTCACGAAACAGATTAAGACAAGCTGTAAATAAGATATTAATAGAGCAATTTAAAGATTGGGGACTCCCAGAGGATATTGACTACAAAAGCTATTGCAACATTGTTGATAAGCCTGTAACTCCTAAGCAAATTCAAAAATCTTTTTATAACTGGAGAACTGCTGTTCATTCCGTTAGAGTTATGGATAAATCAGTATTTGCTCCCAAGCAGAAAGCAGCGCCTAAAAAAGAAGAGCCTAAAAAAGAAGCTCCAAAAGAACCTGCTAAGAAAGTAGAGAGTAAAAAAGATGATAAATAAGGTTTTTAATTTTACGTCCACTTTTAAAGCTCTTCATGAAGATGAAGACGGAGGCGTTCATATCTGCGGTATGGCAAGTACTCATGATGAGGATCGTGCAAACGATGTCATTATGGCAGAAGCATGGACAAAAGGTGGGCTTCGAAATTTTGAAAAGAATCCAATCATTCTTTTTAATCACGATTATAATAAGCCGATTGGCAGAGCAACAGGTCTTAAAGTGACAGAAAATGGCCTGGAACTCAAAGCAAAAATTTCTAAATCTGCGCCAGATCATGTGGCGCAATTAGTAAAAGAAGGCATTCTTGGAGCTTTTTCTGTTGGTTTCCGAGTCAAGGATGCTGATTATATAACGGAAACTGACGGATTAAAGATTAAGGATGCTGAATTGTTCGAAGTATCAGTTGTATCGGTACCTTGTAACCAAGCAGCAACTTTTTCTCTGGCAAAATCATTTGATTCTATGGAAGAATACAATGATTTTAAGAAAACTTTCACCAATCGTGTAGATCTAGCCGGTCAGTCTCTGGCTAAGGATGAAAAATCATCTGTAGCTAGTGAAACACCGGACGAAGCGGACAATTCCGTTAAACAGGAGATCAAAATGTCGGAAGAAGTAAAAACTCCCGAAGTCGACTTGGAAGCTTTTGCTAAGAAGGTAGCAGAGGAAACTGCTGCTAAAATTGCAATGAAGCAAGCCGAGCAAAAAGCTGCCGAAGAGAAGGCAGCACAAGAAGCCACTGAGAAGGCCCAAGCAGAAGCTCAAGCCAAAGCTCAGCAAGAAGCTGAAGTTCAAACAGCTATTAAAGTTGGTGTCGAGTCAGGCGCTGATCGTTTGATGGCTGATGTTGAAGCCAAGCTGGCTGAAAAAGATGCCAATATGGCAGAGGTTATTGCTCAATATAAGCGTGACCTCGAAGAGAAGAGTGAAGAGCTCGAGAAGATGCGTGAGTCTAAGCGTGTATTCGCTGACCGTGCTTCTTCAGCAGATCTCGAAAAGCACTCAAAAGAGTTGATGTATGCCCATATGCTGGGTGTATTCACTCAAAAAGGTTGGGACACCAAGTATGGTCGTGAAACTCTTGAGAAGGCTGGTATGGACTACCCCAACTCAGGTAATCCCGGCACTCAGCCCAACATCGCTACTAGCGTACAGACTGCTCTTGAAAAAGAAGTTCAATTCCAGTATCGTCTGGCACAAGCTTTCCGTGAGCTGAACATGAACTCTCAGTCTATGATTCTTCCTCTGCAGAGTGACACCTCAAAGGCTGTCTTCTCTCAAGGTGGTGAGAATGCTCGTTTCACCGGTTCTACGACTGGTGTAACTAATGATGGTGTAAATGGTACCGGTACTGCAGGTACGTTTGACGTAGGTCAAATCGTACTTACCGCTCATCGTATGATTTCTACCACGTTCCTCGACAATCACATTGATGAAGAGATTCTTGTAAATCTTCTTCCCATGATGACCGAGAATGTTGCCCGTGCTCACGCTCGTGCAGTAGATGAAATGATTCTGAACGGTAACACTACTCCTCTCATTAGAGGTCTTGCAAACTTTGCTACTGCAGTAACTCTTAGCACTGCTAATGCTGTTGCTGCTGCTACAGGTTCTTTGACTGCTGCTGCTCTTCTGGAAGCACGTTCCGGTATGGGTAAGTTTGGTCTGTCGCCTTCTGACGTCACGTATGTCGTTTCACAAGAGCGTTACTATGACCTGATTGCAGACGCAGGTTTTGCAGACATCACGGATGTCGGTTCTGATGTAGCAACCAAGCTGGTTGGTGCTATCGGTTCAGTATATGGCTCGCCCGTACTGATTTCCGACAACTTTGCTACTACTAATGCTGTTGGTGATGACATTGCTTATGCAGTTAACACTGCTAACTTTGTTATTCCGCGTCTCCGCGGCGTTAATGTTGAGCAGGATTACGAAGTGCGCGAACAGCGTCGCTTGGTAGTTGCTAGCCAGTCACTCGGTTTTGACCGTATGTTTGGCGGTACTACTAACAACCCTGCTTGTATGGCTATCAAACTCTCCTAATATCAGGGTTTGGAACGTGGGGAGGTTCGCCTCCCCAAGTTTTTACTTATATACTTATGGCTAAAGATTTAATTACATTACAAGAATACAAGGATATGGAAAGAATTTCCAATCCGAAAGATGACTATAATCTTCAGCGACTAATTTCTTCAGTGAGTGTATTAGTAAAAACTTATTGTGCAACAAGTTTCTTAGACTTTTATAATGTTAATAAAGTAGAGACTTTTCACCACAAATGGGGTACAGATATAATACAGCTAACAGAAACTCCTTTAGTTTCTGTTAGTCTTGTAGAAGAAAGAGACAACTTATCTTCAGCCTACCAGACTTTAACAGTAAATGAAGATTATTACTTAGATATGGATACTGATAGTATTTTTCGTATATCTTCTACTGGGGCAGAAAAACACTGGGCACGAGGTCCCGGGGCTGTTCAAGTTACGTATCGAGCAGGGTATCAATCTACTCCTCTTGATTTAAAACTTGCAGTAATTGATCTTGTAACATATTATGCAAGAGACGAATACAAAGAAAGACGAACGCTTGCTGGAGCTACACTGCAAAATCCACAATCTGCTCGTCAAGATAGTAGCGTAGCTTTTCCCGATCATATCAAACGCGTACTAGATTTATATAAAAACTTCTAATGGCTGGAAAAAATTTACTAGGGTTTTTAAGAAAGTTAGAAGCCGAAATGCAAAAATCTAGCCAAACATATAGAAATACAGTAACTAATAGAAAACCCCACACTTTGTTTATAACTAAAGAAGGTCTTTACAATCAAGTAGTAGTTCAAGCAGAGCAAGATGGGATTTTAAATAGTAGAGAAGCAATACGAAAAGCTACGGACGATTTTTTTACAAGTGTACAAAATTTAGCAAAAAAAGCAGAGTCCAATAAATTTTTAGTTGTTCATTCAAAAAGAGTTTCTTCTAAATATGTTTTAATTACAATGGAGTTGATAGCAACTTATGTTAATTTAAGAGGAACAACTGTAGGAGATACTTTCAGACTTGTAAAAGATTTTTATTCTGGTGCAAATACCAAATTTTTATCAGATATGAGAAAAATTTATACTAAAAAAGGAACTACTTTAAAAGATACTTCTTTTTTAGATATAGGACACGGAGAACAAACTTCGAATATTAAAGAAAGAATTTATGATGAATTATTAGGACATGGGGAGCTGCCCCCTAATATTCCAAAAATACCAGAATTAGAAAATATTTTTGTTTTAAAAAAAGACAACAGACGAAAAACAATAGTAGTTTCTTTAGAATCTTCTTTTGCAAATAGGCTAAAAGGACGAACACAAGAAAGAAAAATAAAGGAACAACTTTTAGTAGATTTAGAAAAAGCAATAGGCAAACTAGAGTCTGTAGCAACTTTATCAAGCTCTGATTCTTTCGTTGAAGAGGTAGAAAAGAATACAATAAATTTAGTTGTAAATGCAGTAGAGAATGCTTTTACAGGAAGTAATGTAAAAATAAAAAAAATAAATGTTAAAAAACAAAAGGTTTCAAAAACAAGTCAACGAAAATCTAGTACTCTTAGAAAAAATGCAAAAATACTACCTGTAACCAAAGGAAAACCAGCAAAAAAACGAAAAGCTCCTGTAAAAAAGTCCGACTATTCTATAGCAACTTTTATAGGGGTTTTAAATCAAAAATTACCACAAGTTGTAGCAAAAAATATGCAACCTCCCGCACTACAGTACCAAACAGGCAGATTTGCTAGTAGTGTTAGAATAACGGATATTAGTCAAACAAGACAAGGATTTCCAAGTATTGGATATACGTATCAAAGAGATCCATATCAAGTATATGAATTAGGAAATAGCAGGGGAACCCAAGAAAGAGACCCTAGACGCTTAATTGATAAGTCTATTAGAGAAATTGCTGCAGGCATGGCAATCGGGAGATTCTATACAAGGAGAATGTAAGTGACCAACCATGCTAGACGCTATAGTACTCGCCGAATGGCAATTATAAATGCTTTGGTGGATAAACTAAAAGCTATAGATGCAAACGGAGGCTTTCATACTAATGTTTTTAATAATGTACACCCTCGATTAAAATTTTGGGATGAAGTAACTGAGTTTCCTGCTATTCATTTAAATGCCGGAAGTGAGACCCGAGAGTACCAAGGAGGGGGTTACCGAGATAGATTTTTAAGTGTAACCATTCGTTGCTACGTAAATGAAGAAGATGCTGTAGAAGCATTGGAAAAACTATTAGAGGATGTAGAAACTGTAATCGAAGATAATAGTAGGCTAGAATATATTGATAATCAACAGCCTACTGGAAATACACAATACACCCACCAAATTTCTATTGTCAGTATAGACACTGATGAAGGAGTACTTGAACCTTTAGGAGTGGGAGAAATGCTATTAGAGGTTCGATATTAGAAAATACTGGCACGAATCAAAGGATTCACGTCCAAGTCTTTTCAAGCTACATAGGAGAAAACTATGCCAGCGGCAAATTTACAACTGAGTAGAAATACTCATGTTTATCTTGAAAAAGATCAAACAAATTTACAAGCTTTAGTCAGCGGAACTGCTGATAATAATGTTCATCTTTGGCAGATTCCTGTACTAGATGGATTTTCTTTTAGTCAGTCTGTTGCAACTTCAGAGATTACTCTGAATGAAATGGCAAAAAATACAGCGCTCGAAACTCGTAGAGGTAGAGCAATGTTCAATGATGCTTTAGAACCCGCGGAGTGGAGTTTCACTACGTATGCTCGACCCACTAGTATAGCAGGTGCAGTAGAAGAAGCTTTATGGGCTAGTTTTATTGGAAACACGTATTTTGTTGCACAGGCAAGCCCTACTACGACCCCTGGAGATTGGCGTCGTTTGTCAGATACTGGTAATGCAGGAGTAACAAGAAGCACCGCCGCACCTGTATCCGCAACATTTGACTTTGAAGATTCAAATACAGTTGAATTAGGTACTTTTAATCTTTATTTTGTCCTCGGCGGTTGTGCACCAGGAGCAAATGATGCAGCTTTTGCAAGTCCTAATGGACAAACTGTATACAAAATGTCAAATTGTGTTGTAAATTCAGCAACGGTTGAATTTGATATTGATGGAATCACTCAAATTACTTGGAGCGGTTTCGGAACTCTTTTAGAGCAGATAGCAATGTCCACAACTGGCTCTACTATTTATGACACTGCATTTAATGCTTCTAGCGCTCTCAAAGTTGGTACTACTTCAACGGATAACTTTATTAAAAACCGTCTCACAACTCTTGCAGTAACTACTGCAAATGTAGACCAAGATCCCGGCGCTCCAAACGAGTATGATGATACTTACAGCCTTACTCTTACAGGCGGAAGTATTACATTCGAGAACAATATTACTTTCCTAACTCCAGAGGAGTTGTGTCGAGTTAATGTTCCAATCGGCCACGTTACAGGCACTAGATCAATTTCTGGATCATTCACTTGTTACTTAGATGATTCCGGGCTAAAAACTGACGCAGGTTTGACTGCTAATGCAGGAAGCGGTACCCTACATACAAGTGCAGAGCTTTTCCGAGATTTGTCAGCTTCGACAGGAGTTACTAGTAACCGATTTGATCTTGCATTTTCTGTAGGAGGCTCTTTGGCGCCTCGTGTCGAATTTAATTTTGATAACTGTCATCTTGAAATTCCAACTCACGGAATCGAAGATGTTATTTCTCTCGAAACAAATTGGCATGCACTGCCTTCCAGCTTGGATGCAGCAGACGAAGCTACAGTCACTTACGTTTATTCAGCGTAATCTTTGCTAAAGGGGCTTCGGCCCCTTTTAACCTTTCAAAAATTTTTCTTGACATTTATGGTATAATATATTATACTTATAATTCAAAAATAAAATATTCTTTTACAAGAGGTCGTATTTAATGAGTGATTCCCCAATTTCTCTGTCGAGTCTAATGACTCCAAGCAAAACAGTTACTATGGATTTCCCCGGGTTTCCGGATTTCACAGTAGATGTTACTTATTTAGCTCGAGAAGAGCTTCTTAAACTTCGTAAACGTTGTGTTACTACTAAGTTTAATCGTAAGACTCGTCAGCCCGAAGAAGAGCTGAACGAAGATTTATTTCTAGTTGAGTATGTAAAAGGTGTTATTAAAGGCTGGTCGGGCCTCAAATTTCGATACCTAGAAGAGCTTCTTTTGGTAGATGTGGCAGAGCTTGACCCTGATGATGAACTCCCTTTTACACAAGACAATGCAGAGCTTCTTATGAAGAACTCTGGAGATTTTGATACATGGATTACCGAGGTTGTTGGTGACCTTGAAAATTTTACTGGGAACAAGTAGCAGAAATACAAAAGCTACTAGAACGTCATGCAAAACAAACAGATTCTAAGATAGATGTTGAAAAATATCTTACAATTTGTGAACAACTAGGTCAAGAACCTGATCCTGCTAAAATGCCGCTCGAACTCTCTGATTTTCCAGAGGAAGTTCAAGTGGCATTTTTTATATTAGGGCTACTACCCGATCGCTACGAAGGCATGAGCGGCACTTATTTGGGAAAAGTCTGGGAAGGAATAGCATTTTTATTCGATATGTACCAAGTAGAAAATCAAACAACGGTTTTATATTTTATGAAAATGTATGAAACTATTATAGTTTCAGAAAAGTTAGATAAAGCAGAAAAACAAAGAAAACAAGCAGAGCGACAAACACAAGCAGGCGGTGGAAAAAATTACACCCATAATGTAAAAGGCTAATGGCGAAAAAAATACAAATTGATATTGAAGTCAATGGCAAAATGCAAAAAGCCACGGTCTCTGCTAAAAAGCTAGAAAAAGCTTTAAAAGGAGCAGATGCAGCAACAGAAGGATTAGAAACTAGTTCTAGAAATGCTGAAAGACAGCTAAAAGGGACTGCACGTACTTCTTCAAATAGTACAAAAAACTTTTCTAAGATGGCTCAAGGCATAACTGGGGGCCTTGTTCCTGCGTATGCAACTCTTGCAGCTAACTTATTTGCATTAAGTGCTGCATTTAACTTTTTTAAAAATGCGTCTCAACTAGAAAACTTGGAAAAAAGTCAACTTTCTTTTGCACAAACAACAGGTATTGCAATGGCTTCTGTTACTAACGGATTAAGAGAAGCAAGCCAAGGAATGTTAGGTTTCAGAGAAGCTGCTCAAGCTGCTGCTATTGGTACAGCAAAAGGGTTTTCTCCAGAGCAATTAAATAAATTAGCAGAGGGTGCAATGAGAGCCTCTGTAGCTCTTGGTAGAGATTTTGCAGATGCTTTTGATAGACTGGTACGAGGCGTATCTAAAGCAGAACCTGAACTTTTAGACGAATTAGGAATTACTTTAAGACTGGAAAGAGCAACTAAAAGCTACGCAGATGCATTAGGTCTAGAAGCTAAAGCTCTAACTGAGGCGCAAAGAAGCCAAGCAGTCTTATTAGAAACTCAAAGACAATTAGATGAAATTTTTCAAAATGAAGCGGCGGCCAACCCGTTCATTAAGTTAGATAAAGCATTTGAAGATTTAATTAAGACAGTCACTCAAAAATTCTTACCTGTAATATCAGGAATAGCTGATATTATTTCTAATAATATTGCAGCTACTATTACAGTTTTTGGACTATTTTCTTTATCTATCTTAAAAGCGGCGTTTAATTTATCAGGACTTCAAGCAAAAGTTGATGACTGGGCGGCTTCCCATAGCAAGGCTGCGACTCAGGCAAAAAATGACATGGAAGCTTATCGAACTCAAATTGAGCGTTCCGAAGCAGCCCAGAAAAAACTAAAAGAGGCCGCCAAAAAAACTCTTCAAGGATCTGCACAAAAAGCTTTAGACCAAGGCTCAAGTAGTGCATTGTTGAAAAAAGTAGCTGCAGGGGGAATAGATAGTCTTGCAAAAGTAGATCAAGCCAACTTAAAAAGATTCTTGAAAAAAGCAGAGCAAAATGTTGATGCTTCTGGTAGAGTAATGTCCGGAGTATTTAAGGGTGTACATATTTCAGTAGTTCAAGAAATGAACTCGGCGTTTGCCAAGATAGATAGTAGGGTCAAGATTACAGAAGGTCGATGGAAGTTAAGTTTTAAAAATATTCAGACGTTTGGAAAAATTATGCTGTCAGGCTTAGTAGCTGCAACCAGAACAGCTACAACTGCTATGATAAATATGGCAAATGCAGTTGGAAATGCTTTCATGAAAGTAGTAAGAATTCTATCCGTAGTTGGACTGGCTCAAATATTTGGTAGTCTTGCTATGGAGTTTACCCAAGCATTAGACGGCATGTTCAGAAAGGTAGCAAAGTTTTTTGGTATGGAAGATACCTATAAAAATTCAGACCTTGGAAAAGCTTTAGCTCAAACTTCAGTTTTAATAGAAAAACATAAAGAATTAAAATCTGCTGCAGACAGCGCAGGAGACGCTATTAAAAATATGTCGGGAGATATTGATGGAATTGTAAAAGGCATGAACAAAGTTCAAAAGCAAGGATTCAATTCATTAAAGGCAGGTGACGATAAAGATGCTTTAGAAGCTTTTGCAAAACAAGATCGTATGAGAATAACTGCCATGGCAACTCTTCCCTTAGAAAGCATAATGGAGAAAGTTACAGATATTGCCCGTATGCAGGCTAGTGGTGCAACAGACGAAGCTAACAAACTTTTGAAGAAGCTAAATCCCGAGTTAGAAAAGCTAGCCACTGTCTCTCCTAGAGTTGCTCAAATACTTCAGCAGCCTATAAATACTTGGGCAGAATCTTTCGCAGAATTACAAAGTGCTGCAAATGATAGCTTAGGGACTTTAACGTCTTTTGAAGAACAACTAACCGGCCTTGAGGATGCAATGCGAGATCCTAGCGATCCTGCGTCTCTTTCAATGAAAATATTACAAATTCAAAAGACACTCAAAGATGCTCAAAATAAGATAGGCCCAGGAGCTTTATCCGAAAAACTTCAAAAAGATTTAGATGCTCTCTCCGAAAAAATGGGTATGACAAACGACCAATTCTTAGCATTTGTGCAAGACGAAATTTCGAATAGAAGAGACGCTATACGCTTGGGTAACGAAGACGCTATTAGGCGTGAAAAAACAGCAGGAATGTTAGATAGATTCGCACAGGCTAGACAAAAGTTTTTAGACGATGAACTAGCCGCAATGGCTTCAATTGCTCTTAAAGAAAATGACTTGAGATACTTACAAAAAACTCGAGCTTTATTAAGTGCAGACGAAGTAGCTGCGAGAGATGAAGTAATATATGCACTAGAACAGCAAATTGAGAAAGAAAAAGCTATTCTTGAAATAAAACAAGAACAAGAAACGGTTGCAATGAAATTACGAGACCTTGATCAACAAGCAGATTTATTGCAAAAAGAAATACAATTAACACAAGTAGCAAAAACTCTAAATGATGTTATCAGTAAGCGTCTACAGATGGAGCAAAATATTGCAGATCTTAAGGATAAGCAACTTCAAAGAGAAATAAATGCAGCAAGCAGAGAAAGAAGTCGAACTCCTATGCAGGGAGGTTTTATTAATGAAGGACTAACTCTAAAAGACCAAATAGCAGCACAGGAAGCTTTAATAGCTAGAATGGAGCAACAGTCCGCAGCGCAACTAGCAGCAAAAAATCAAGCAATTGATTTAGAATACGATCTTTTAGCGCTACAAACAGATCTTGAAGCAACAAGACTTCGACGACTAGCTTTGGAACGATCAGAAGCATTAAGACAAAATAATCTAGATCCCTCTCAAGATTCTCTAGTTACAAGAACAAACGAAATGGCCGGCAGGCTAGAAACACAAGCAGACGCTTATGGAGACACTGGTGAAGGCTCTATGAGAGATACTGCGAAAACTTTAGCAAGTTCCGAGGTGAGTGATGGACTTGCGGCTGCAAATGAACAGCTAGAGATAATGAAGCAGAAATTAAATGATACTTTTGGAGACGGTGAGTTGAATGAGTACATGGCTAATATGCCTGATACTCTTACTTCAGGCTTCACAGATGCCTTTATGTCTATTATGGATGGGACTAAATCAGTAAAACAAGCTTTTGGCGAGATGGCAAAAGCAATGATTGCCGACATTATGAGAATAATAATTAAACTTCTTATTCAAAGAGCAATTATGGCAGCAATGGGAATGGCAGATGGTGGAGTTGCGTCCCCAAGCGGTCCAAAGATGAGATACGGTGGAATCGTCAAGCCACGAGGTTACAGATATGGAGGCTATACAGAAGCACCTCAAATGGCAGCAATCGGAGGTGTCTTTAAAGGGCCGAATGCAGGGTATCCTGTAATCATGCACGGAACAGAAGCAGTAGTACCATTACCAAACGGCAGAGAAATACCTGTAGAGATGAAAGGTGGCGGTGGCCAAAATAATAATGTAACCGTAAATATTAGTATGGATAACTCTGGAGCTGGAAGCAGAACTCAAAGTAGCAACGGACAAGATGCAAATCAGTTAGGAACTGCAGTTGCAGCAGCGGTACAGAGAGAACTTCAAAATCAAAAAAGAGCAGGCGGCATTTTAAGCCCCTACGGAGCAGCGTAAATGGCAGCAACAGTTTCAGCAGCAGCGCCTAGTAATCCAAGTGATGGAGATTTATGGTTTGATAGCGTAAATCTTCGAATGTATATCTATTATGATGATGGAAATACTCAGCAATGGGTAATTACTGGCCCCACAGGATTAAAAGGTGAGACAGGAGACGCAGGACCCACAGGCCCCACCGGTACTTCAGGACCTGCTGGAGTAGCTGGACCTACTGGACCTCAAGGTCTTACAGGACCACAAGGACCACAAGGACCACAAGGACCTATTGGTATAGGTACAACCGGCCCTCAAGGACCAGTTGGAGCTACCGGACCTACTGGGCCTAAAGGAGATAAAGGTGATACTGGGGCTATTGGATTAACTGGGCCTCAAGGACCTATTGGACCCGATGGCCCTGTCGGGCCTCAAGGAGATAAAGGTGATGATGGCCCTCAAGGAGCTACTGGACCCGCAGGAGCTTCTGTAACTGGCCCTACTGGACCTACCGGCCCTCAAGGACCTGCTGGAAATGATGGTGCAGAAGGCCCAGAAGGCCCTCAAGGACCTGCTGGACCTACTGGACCTACTGGACCTATTGGACCCGCGGGACCCACTGGGCCTATTGGATTAACTGGTCCTGCCGGACCTCAAGGACCGATAGGAAATGATGGGCCTCAAGGAGATACAGGAGATATAGGAGCTACTGGACCCGCAGGACCCACGGGCCCTGCTGGACCTACGGGACCTACGGGACCTGCTGGACCAACTGGACCAATAGGAAGTACTGGCCCCGCCGGACCTCAAGGACCTCAAGGACCTGCCGGCCCAATAGGAAATGATGGCCCTCAAGGAGATACAGGCGAAACAGGAGCTACTGGACCTGCTGGACCTGCTGGACCTGTTGGTGCTACAGGAGCGACTGGACCTGCTGGACCAACTGGACCAATAGGAAATACTGGCCCTCAAGGACCTCAAGGACCTATTGGACCCACGGGTCCTACAGGAAATGATGGCCCTCAAGGACAAACGGGTGCTCAAGGCCCTGTGGGACCTCAAGGAGAGAAAGGGGATACAGGAAATACTGGGCCTACCGGACCTGTCGGACCTGCTGGGCCTACTGGTGCTACAGGTATTCAAGGCCCCGCCGGCCCTCAAGGACCTCAAGGAGCAGATGGTCTAGATGGTGCTCAAGGTCCCGCCGGACCTGTAGGATTAACAGGGCCACAAGGTAATCAAGGGTTAGGATTTACTGGAGGTAGCTATACTGCTTCAACAGGTATTGTAACCTTTAGCTCTGATGATGGTCTAGGATTTAGTACTGCAGATTTACGCGGTGATGGGAATAGAGGTATTTCTTCAGCAATAGTAGATGTAAATGATGATTTAATTCTTACTCTCGCAGATAGTACAACTATTAATGCCGGACCGGTGGTTGGACCCACAGGAGCGACAGGAGCGACAGGACCTACCGGCCCTGCTGGTACTAATGGAACAGGGTTTACTGGAGGTAGTTATACTGTTTCAACAGGAGTCGTAACATTTACTTCTGATGATGGACTAGGTTTTAGCACAGGAGATTTACGTGGCGATGGAAATAGAGGTATTTCTTCAGCGACAGTAAATGCAAATGATGATTTAATTCTTACTCTTGCAGATAGTACAACTATTAATGCCGGAACAGTGGTAGGCCCGCAAGGGCCCACTGGTCCCACTGGTCCTACTGGCCCTACTGGGGCTACGGGACCTGCTGGAGCAGATGGTGCTGATGGAGTTGATGGAGCAGATGGTACTAATGGAACTGATGGCACCGGGTTTACTGGGGGCTCTTACGATATAAGTACAGGTACTGTAACGTTTACTTCTGATGATGGACTAGGTTTTAGCACAGGAGATTTACGCGGCGTAAATGGAGTAGATGGTGCTGATGGTGCTGATGGTGCAAGTTCAATTGTATTTGATGTCGAGCCTACTTATACTAGTGGAACTCCTTCTGCTTTTTCTTTCTCAGGGGCAGGATTTCCCGTTGCAAGAACAAATCCTGATCTATATCTTCAAAAGGGTATAACATATTATTTTGATCCGGGTGATTTTGACAGTTTAAGCCCTATTACCAGTTCAGATGGCTGGGCCTTTTCTAGCAGTAACTATATTACTTCTGCGGATAGTATAAATGGTCAAACTTTTCCAGCCCAAGCGCATACAGATACACAGTTTGAAGGAAACTCACAAACTACAACTCAAGGTGTTTATGTATTTACAGCTACAGGAGCGGGAAATTATGTAAGGCTTTATACAAAAACATACTTTCTGTTGTCTAGTAACTGGTATAGAAAAGCTTATACAGCTTCCCCTACTTTTAATGTAAAAGAAGGATACGTACTTACTTGGGAAAAAATCAATTCTTATCATGAAAGAACTAGTGAAAAAGAAGTACGCGCACAATTTTGGCTAGTAGATATAACAAATGGAGGCTTTTATCGAGCCTATCCTCAAAATAGCGAAGGATATTACATTGGCACGAGTAGTTCTGCTACTTCGTATAGTTATACTTTTACAACCACAGGACAGTATCGGTGGGTAGCTCTTTTAGGAGTACTTGACCTTGGAAATAATTCAGGAGATTCTACAGAAGTCTATGCAGATTTTGGAAATTTTGAACTAAGCAGTGGACATCCTTTATGGATTCAAAGTACTTCAGGGGCTTATGATGCGGCAAATGTTTTAGGGGCTACAGATGGAGTAACAAATAATGGAGCGGATAGAGATAGAGTTTCATTTACTGTACCTTTAGATGCTCCTTCTACTCTCTATTATGTGGACGAAAACCACTCCGCAATGGCAGGAACAATTTATACGAGTGATGCAGGGTCGGGCGGCAGTAGTTCTAGCATTACA